GACTCTGGCGGATTGTACGATGGCCGCATCCACATCTTCCCGAGGCATGTGGTCCACGAGGCGAACAAATCCGTGATCCAAGACATCTTTTTGCATTTACATAAATATAACGTTAAATCTTTAATCCCATGACATTCTCTCTTTGAGGCGTCTCAATAGATAAGGGGTAAGTTCCATTAGAGTACCAACTGGTATGTACCTGTAATCGATACCTATATTTTTGCCCAATCCTAAAAGTTGTGCTGTCACGTATTGTTCCCTGTCAAATCTTTTTGCGTATATGAGAGATTTTTCGTTGTGCGTCGCTAACATTGTGTGGGCGTTTGGGCACGTGAGTGAATATGTCATACCTTGTGAGTATTGTCTATCTACACTCGATTTCTTATCAAGTAAACCAGGTTGTCTTTTTAGATACGCACCTCTTACGAGTTTTAAACCTAATTTAAATCCATCCAAATGCGCATTTTCTATATCTTTCGATAATTCCGCAACTCCAAATTTGCGATACATTTGATATGTTTTATATACGTTAACTTCGTATTTCGTGTTATGTTCGGCCATCATGGTATAACATATCTCTGGATACAAGACATCTTCGGCATCTATACATATCTTTACACCCCTGGATTTGGCGTGTTTTATGATAGAATGTGCGTAATCTCTGGCTTCCGATTCATTTTCCCTCGAACCAAAGCTTGTAAGTTTTATGGCACACATTGAACCTATTGGAACCGATGTGATCAGTCTCTTCGTCGTCTCTGCTATTTCATAAGCTTCCGATAATTTACAATTTTCTTTCGCGTAATCGACTATTACCTTCTCACCTCTTCTGTGTACAAGTTCTATCACTCGTGGAAGCTCTTTGAATGTTGCCGCATATCTAAGCATACTTTATTTAAGATATTTTTCATCTAGGTCATTCTTCATATCATCTATCCCCTTATAGTATCTTCTGAGGTCCTTCATGAACCGCTTATTCTTTTCGAGGCATTCGCAATCCAATTTATTAAGGTATATCCAAGCTAAATTTGATTTTGAGTATCTCGTTTCCTTTTGATTTTGATTTGGTCTTCTTGGAATGACCTTTTTCTTTACGGTCTTCTTGAGTGGTTCCGTGCGCTTCGTGAAACTGATGGCTTGCATTACCGTGTCCGCGAGATCATCTTTTTTCTTTGATTCTTTAAATATAGGTAACCAGTGTTCATTGATAGGATTATCATTCAAAAACGCTTCACAACGTTCAATAGATACCTTTTTACGTTTAAGATACTGTGCTTTACCTGGCCCACACACATCCGGTATTTTAAACTTTGCGTCATAAATAATAGTTTCGGACTTAGGTGCTTTTATTACAAAGTACGCGTGTAAGAAATTTTCTACCATTTTCATCTTCTTATTGCGGTCTGGCTGTTTTTCTATGAGAATCGTGTCCGTGTCCAATACCCAAGGTTTTTCATCGAGATGGTTTCGCATAGATACGAATAATCCATCTTTTGACTCAGGTGGAACACCCGATACATCCCAGTTCATCACCAAATTACATGAATCATCAAAACGACATATTGCTAAGTTACGTATGCCTACGTCTATGCTCACTATCATTCATTTAAAGAAAAATTATTTCTTTATGTATTATAATGAAGAACGCGAACATAAACACAATCCTTTTGATTGTATCCATCCTCGCATTGGCCGTGTGGCTAGGATCCATCAGGATGCGAGAAAACCTTAAGGGTGATTCCAAGGCAGTTGCCTATGTGAGAGATGCCGACCCAAAGAAGTTCATTAACCCATACATAGTGTATGGTATGGCTAAAGAACTCACCGATGACGAAGAGAAGCTCGCCAGAATTATCCCACTTGCGGAGGCGAACAAGCGTGATGCCCTCATCAAACACCTCGAATCTTTGTAAATGTATTTTTGTTTTTAGTGGTCACAGTACACCACAGAGAACAAAAATGTAATTTAGCGCTTCATACCAGGCAATCTACCGGGCATCTTCATACCTCTCATATTCATGTTTTTCATTTTAGATTGACCCGCTGGAGACAGACCCATGACTATCATGGCGACTACCAATAGACAACATATTCCAGCGACGGCCATTATTCCGTATTTCATTGGTCCGGTCACCGCACCAATCACGTTCGAAGCCGCATTACCGACCGAGTCAACGACTTCGGCGGCACCCCCAGCCTTAGATTTCGCTTCTGCGTCAATTTGGGCTATGGTATCTTGGACGACTGAATTCTTCGTCACAGCCGTAAGAATGTTCTTTGTCACCGCTTGCGCCGCGAGATCAGCGGATATGTTTTGTCTGAACGACAATTGCTCACCATCCAAACATATGGTTTCACCTATCTCGATGTTTCCTTCTTGAACGTTTACGGCTTTGTTAATGGTCTCGGTGAGGTTATTCGTTTCAAGTTGGGTCTTAACTATATTTTCAATTTCAGTATTAATCGTTTGGTTTACATTTTGTTTATCACCGAATTGAAGATTACCCGCTTGTGTTTGTTTGTCCAATGCCGAACTGGCACCCGCCTGTAGGCTACTCACGAGATCATTCGCCACGTTCTGAAAACTATTTGATATCTGTTCTGTCGTTGCCATGAAAGTTGAATTAATTGTCTGGTCCGTCTCTATGTTACACCCAACGTTTCTTCCTATTTTAAGATTTAGGACCTGTTCATTTCTCATTTCATTTTGGGTATAGCTTTCGTTATTTGTCACAGATTCATACAATATGTCATTCACCATGGACATATTCATCTCCTGGTTTATAGTGGAACTTCCACCACCTCCCATGTTTGTGGTTTACTGAGAAAAAAAATAACACTTAAAGATAATCACATAGTCCTAAACTATGTGGTGTTGGTGGTGCTGTCATCCATTTGAAGGTGAGATACTTAAATTGCCATATAAATATGACGAACTAAGGAATAAATTTCATACATGCGGTGGATTTTGTTCGTGGAGTTGCATGAAACGGTATGCCATAGACAAGTATGGTATTACGAGAGGTGGTATCATATGTAGTAACATAATCATCATGCGCAAAAAATTGTACAACAAACTTGGATCTATCACAATCGCGCCATTGAGAGAACAATTAGATGTGTTTGGTGGCGACCTTACCATAGAAGAATTTAGAAGCAATAGCATCGTAGACAAAGAGAAACCTAAGGAGATAAACTCCAAACCCCTGGAAGACCGAGTTATACCGATTATTTCAAACACGAAAAAGATGGATGAAATAAACAGTTCTACCGGTAAAAATGAGACTTTGAAACTCAAACGAGAAAAGCCTCTAAAGAGAAATGAGAACAATCTTGAGTCAGCACTCGGACTCATCATTAAGCCCAAATCGTAAAAGACGGCGCTGTTTATTCGTTGGTTTTGACTTGGGTATGTGACTAGAATGTAAACTATCTATCCATCTATCCCCATCATAGGCTCTCCAACGCAACCCATGTTTTTCTATCACCTTTCTACACAAAACACACGGCATAGAAGTTCCATCCCCGTAACTCGTGTCTCTCTGAATGACGAGCGTTCCAAACTTTCGTCTTACCCATGCAGTAAATTTATGTATTCGGTTTCCCTGTTTCAAACATTCGTGTTTGAGCGCTTTTATCATTTTTCGCTCGGCGCAACATATGCAATCACTTTCGAAATGCACGAAAATGGCGCGTCGTGTACGTCGTGACAGTCGGATATCCCGGCATTTTTATCTGAGTATCATTCGACTCTCTTTTTTAATAGAGTTACAATTGTCACATACATGACCTTCGAATACAAACGAACATGTGTCACACTCATTAAGTACTCGTATGTTCCTTTGTACAAGCTTATTTTCTGAATACAGAACAAGATCCCGTATTGTATATATACCGTACATTACCATAGTTTCTAAAGACGGAAACTTCATCTATTTACCAAAACAACCACAACCTTTAGTTACCTTTAGCATCACCGAGAAGCTATCGATCATTGGCGGAACCATCTTCTTGAGAACGACCTCGATTTCAGAATCTTCTTCACCTTCATCGATTTCTTCTATGATGGAATAAATAAGGTCAATCACGAGTTCCTTTTTGTCTGGTCCACTGAGTGTCTTAATATTGTTGACTTCCATCATGAGTGTAGACACGATACCACAGATGTTTTCTTTGTTGATACCAGTTCTCTTGTATCGGTTGGCGAGGGTCTTCACACGTTGAATCACGAGTTGACCCTGTTTCGATGTGTCATCATATCCAGCGAGGACGTTTTCTGGGGTGCTCATTATATACTTAATATAGAATTAATTTCTTTAATACTTGTAATGGATACAGACAATTGCCTGTTCGTAGCTGCTATGTCTCTGGGGATGTATCAGATTATGTACGAAATAAACGAAGCCTATAAGAGAAAGGATTTATCTGACCTTGACCCACAATACATCACAGTAGGAGTTTTAGCTGGTCTTTTGTGGTCATTGTATCAATACAGGAAGGGTTCAAACTATTATTCGATGTATTCTCTTCTTGGTGCGTCGATAGGTTTATACACCCTGTACCGGATTTATAAAGAGCGGGAGGAGGAAAAGAAGTTTCCCTGACTATCATACCTGTGAATTCTAATAGTTTACACTTTTCTTCGAACGTTAATCTTCCTGTCTTCTGAAACACATAAGACAGGAGCATTAATATGATGTATATCGATTGTACTACATGCATCTACTTCTTGCACACTTTTTTAAGTAGCTGTTTGCCCTCATCAGATACATTATCCATGTATCTCGTATAAAATTGCAATGGATTTCGCTGTGTACCATCCAAATATTGAACTACTATCGTTTCCGATTTTTTAAATCTCTCGAGTGCGTCGTAGTTTTTTGCACACCATCGTTTTAACTTGTCTATGTGAGGCTGAGACCGAGCGACTATCTCTTCTCTCACCTTTTTGCCAGATGACCGCTGTATTTTATATTCTATATACTCATCTATATCTAAAAAATCACCCGCAGTTTTTTCTGGCGGTGTTACGACTGTGTCTGCGGCGACGGCATCAATGAGAATTTTTTTCAATTCGTCAAGATCAAACTTTTTTGCATAAAACTCTTCCGTGCCTTCGATTGCACCAGAACGCTTAGCTTCGGCTAAACCAGTTGTGACTATTATCATAGTGCCTATAGATCCAAGACAACACACTAACAGAATGGTCAGTATAAGTTTCTGCCTAGTCTCCATTTGTTATGTACTGACATTAATTTTCTCCAAATATAATATAAAATGTTTAAGACCCTGCGATCCGCTTCAGCGAAAGCCGGTGGTGGTCTCAAGAAAGGTGGCACTGCGGTTGGTAGAGGTATATCCAGCATGGGACACGCCACGGTTGATTCCATGGGACGAGGTTATCAAAAATTTCAAGGCGCCGCGCCAGTTGTGTCCACTGCGAAGCAGTTACAAAAACAGAAATTCGATCTTAAAATGAAACCTGGAACGATTATTTCTATCATATTTCTGCTTGTGTTTTACATCTCGGTCTCGGCTCTTGGTGTAAATGTGTTGAATAAATGTGGACAAACCGATAGTTCCGAGAAATTGCAGAACATAAAGGGATATTTCAGTCACACACTCGCTATGGCGTTGGGTGTTGTTACGACTCTATTGACAATTCAATTGTTTACCGCTGAACTTTCTGCTTTCTACGTGCTGTTCTCTTTGATGGGTGCGGTTGGCGCTTTCATGTTGATACACGTGATAAATGAATGTGATCCAGCTGACAAGAAGGGTGAGATGGGATACGCTGGATTTTCCGCCGCTCTTAACATGCTGATGCTGTTCATATGTCTGTTTATGATGTTCAAGGGTAAAAAGGTGGTGGAGACCGCGGCCGCGGCTCAAGTGCCAGTGTTGACACGTCAAGTTGCGTCGGTCGGTGTTACTCAATAAAAAACTTAATAAGATCATCAATCCCCTTGTTTTGTTTCCAACCAATTGACTTTAATTTATCGGCGCATATGTAATATCTTCGATCATTAAATGGTCTATCAGTTACATATTCTATCCATTCATCATAATTTTCAGTATTTTTTATGGTTTTTATGATGAGTTTTGTAACATCCATGACGGTAAGTTCATAATCTGAAGCTATATTGTATATTTCACCGTTTCCACCCTTCTTCCAAACCACATTCACAGCGTCGACCACGTCATCCACGTGTATAAAAGCTCTTTTTACATGTGCACTCCTTGTACCATGAATGGTACATTTTCTGTTTTCTTTGAGAAGTTTCTTGAATTTAGGAATGAGCTTTTCCGGGTATTGATTTGGACCATATACATTGTTACACCTAATTATTTTTATATTCATGTTGAATGATTCTATATATGAATGAATCACCATTTCGGCCGCAGCTTTAGATGCTGAGTATGGGTTTGTTGGTTTAAGAACGGTTTCACTTTCATTGAATGGTACATCGGTGACACTTTCACCGTAAACTTCATCCGTGCTGAAATGAATGAATTCAACATTTGGTAGATGATGTCTACAAGCCTCTATGAGAACGTGTGTACCATATACATTATCTCTAGTAAACGTAAGTGAATTTTCGAATGAATTATCCACGTGACTTTGTGCAGCGAAGTGAAACACGTAATCAAACTTATAGTCATGTATGAGGTGTTCTATGAGTTCAGCGTTACCCACATTTCCCTTAACAATAATCGCTTTTCCTTCATGTATATTTTTGGGATTTGAACAATAATCCATTTTATCAACGGTTACAAAAACAATATCCGGGTATTTATCTTTCATCCGGTTGATAAAATTGGACGCGATGAACCCACACCCTCCCGTGACGAGAGCAGTGGGCATTTAAATATTAAAAGTTAGTTGTTTTAAGCTATTTGAATTTTTTTAAGAGTTCACACACTCTATCTACGTCTTCAGTATCTAGTCCGTGGTGTGCTCCTAGAAGGAAACCATCCTTCATGATCTTATCTGCATTTTCGAAATCTTGGAGATATTCCCTGAACGCTGGATGTCTCGTGATGTTACCAGCAAACGTCACACGTGTTTGAACATCGTTTTCCTCGAGGTATTTGACCAATTCAAGTCTATCCGGGCACTGTAACGGAATCGCGAGCCAGTTTGGTTTTCTTGAATCATCTGGGAGTGTATAATACTTAGTGTCCTTAAGGTTTTCGAGATATCGTTCAATCATGGTACGCCTCTTCTTGAGGAAACCATCGAGCTTATCAAGTTGTACGAGACCGAACGCCGCGTTCATTTCGCACGCCTTCAAGTGATATCCCGCGACGCCATATAGAAATTTCCAATCATACGGAATACCGTCGACGGAGTGATTGAAACGCTCACTTGGTTCTTCGATATTGTCACCAATTCTACCCCAATCCCTGTACATGAGAGCTCTTTTGAGGTGTTCATCATCATTAAACATAACCATACCACCCACACCACCAGCCGTGATGACGTGACTCGCGTAGAAGCTTGTGGTGCTTAGATCCGTACACTCAGTCTTAGTGATCGTGTCAGCTGAATCTTCAAATAAAATTACATTTGGAAACGCTTCTCGAATGGCTTTCCAATCCGGTGTATTTCCAATCAGGTTTGGAAGAAGGAGACACTTCGTGTTTTCAGTCACAACTTTCTTCAATTGTTCAACACTCGGTACATACGTATTTAGTTCTACGTCACAGAAGACGGGTGTGTGTCCCAATTGGACAATGGGTGCGACGGTAGTGGAAAACCCACATGCCGGTGTTACGATTTCAGAACCCTTTGGAAGATTAAGTGCACACAAACCTAAAAGGATCGCACTACTCCCAGAATTTACAAAGAGTCCGTGTCTCTTCCCGAATACATATGAAACCCTTTTCTCAAATTCAACAGAGCGATCCCCAAAGCCAGCGAGCCAGCCATCGCGGAGACAATTAATGACAGCTTCAATCTCTTCTTCGCCATACGATTCAAATTTGTTGGGGGCATACCAAACTTTTTTGGGCATCGTGTTTTAATATCATCTATAACTTTTAAGTAGTCTGTATGTGGTTGAATACAAAATATTTCTTTGACCACACCTGTTAATGCATGTAATCCCTCTTTCGAATTTTCAAAACCTAGTACCCGTGTTTCACCCTTTCCATACAAATCAATGGCGAGTTTATAACATTCTGAATTTGGTTTGGGGTTCACATAATCTTCACGTACTACCCAATTCTTGAGTTTGTTAAGTATGGGAAGTTTATTTTTAAAGTGTTCAACAACGCGTCTATTTGAATTTGTGACAACCACATGATTTATGTCGTTATCATTGATGAAATCTATAAACTTATCTGCATTTTTAATGAGTTCAATATATTCAATCTTTAACATTTCTTGTAATTTTTCTTCACGAATATATGTAGGGTCTGGAAAATAACTCAAAAAATTACTCATTCCAATAGTTTCCACTATTTCCTGTATTTGTTCGACTTTCATACAAAGTATTTTTGCATATGATTCATAGTGAAGGTGATCACTGTTTACAAGAGTCCCGTCCAAATCTATAAGAAACAACATCTCACTTAAAGTATTGTTTTTACTTTAAGTAAATGAAAAGAGTGTGTGTTCTCGGTTCAAATGGATTCGTGGGAAGCAATCTACTGAAAGATACCGATTGGATAGGTGTCACACGGAAAGAATTGGACCTTACGGATCAAGCCGCAGTTGAAAAGTATTTTAATGACCACGCATATGATGTCGTCATTCACTGCGCTGTTATTGGTGGAAGTCGCCTTAAACAAGACGATGGAGACGTCATATACAAAAACATCCTCATGTTTGAAAATGTGACGAGAGTTTTCAAAGGTAAATTGATATATTTTTCAAGTGGTGCGGCACTCAGAGGTGATCCACCAACAGATCCATATGGATTGTCTAAATGGATCATCGATAAGAGAATACAAACCATACCCAACGCATATTCACTGAGAATATGGGGGTGTTACGGGGACGGGGAACCTCCCACGAGATTTAGTGCTGTGTGTAAGAGAGAAAAGCATATTATCATAGACAAAGATAGATACTTTGATTTTATAGATATAAGAGATGTAAAATGTATCACACAACGATATGTTCAAGGTGAATTACATGATAAAGAATTTGATATCGTACATGAAAAGAAACTTTTGCTTTCACAATGGGCCGAAAAGTTTGGAGCTTCTTGGGAAATAAGGGACATCACTGAATTGGGGGAGAGTTATATAAAGATTAGATAGTCTTTGTTATAAATGAAGATTCTTGACTGCTCTTTACGTGATGGTGGGTATGTAAATGATTGGTATTTCAGTAAAGAGCATGCTAGGGCGTGTTATAATACTGTGAAGGAGTGTGGAATCGAATACTGTGAAGTTGGTTTTAGACGAACTGTACATTCTTCCGGTCCATGGTTTTATACACCCGAGTCCCTTATAAATGAAACATTCAAGGATATTGTAGTTCCAGAATGTAAGTTGGCACTCATGGCACAGATGGGTACATTCACGATCGAGGATTTCGTACCTAGATCTGAATCACTCGTGAGTATGGTCCGTGTTTTAGTTGCATATCACTGTGAAAACAAAGACGACTCGAAACTTAATGTAAAATTGCTCCGTGATACAGTAGACACGTGTAAACAACTCAAGAATTTGGGATACGATGTATGTATAAACATTGGTAGAATTGATAAGATGTCTGACGAACAGATTAAGGAGACGTGTGAAATCATCAAGGATGCTCCTATAGAGTATTTCTACTTGGCGGATACATACGGAAACTTGGGAATTTATAAGATGCGTAGTATTTTGAATTTTATCAAACAACACTACGACGGGGCTATTGGATTTCATGCACACGATAACCTTAAAAATGCATCTGTAAAAGCTATAGATGCGTTATATAATGGAGCTGACATAGTGGATGTGACATTCGGTGGGTTTGGGCGGGGTTCCGGTAACGCAAAGACTGAGTATGTCCTCGCGCACATGGAAAACAAGGGTGACTACAAGTTGTTACCATCTCTCGTGTATGCCGATAAGTGGGTGGAATCATACAAAAAATCCGGTATTCCATATTTACTTTCTGGTATGAAGTCAATGCATGTCAATTACGCGATAGAAGTAATTGAGAAGCACGAAGACTTAACTATAGAAAAGGTGTATGACGTTTTTAACAGGATAGTTGAAGACGGTAAACATCACTTCTACTCATCAGATATTATCACACAATACATGTAAAGATTTATCTTTAACCCAAACATTATGAAAATGTGGATTATTTTTATATTTTTGATGTGGAATCGTAAACACACGTTTAAAATTCATACCTTCTAATATGTCATCAAGCTCCTCATATTTGGGAATCATATCTGACCAAGGAACTCCATCTTGTTCATAAATTATGACTCTCATATTTTTTATCCTTTCTTTATTTTCTTTTACGAAATCATAAAAGAACCCTTCGCAATCGGCCACTACACAATCAAAATGTAGGTTATATTTTTTTTCTATTTCATCTAATGATTTATTTTCAACAGTTGGGTTATCTGACATTTTGGTGTGTGTACCGTATTCGTGGTATTCAAACTTTGGATCTATAAATTGTAACTCATATCCATTTCTGGAAATAACCCCTTCATATATATGAAATTTACCACCATTTTCTCTCCTATTTTTTGTGAGTGCTTCTATTACAGAGGGATCGGGTTCAACCGCGACGTGTTTAGTGGGATCTTGGATAACTTCTGAAATCACACATGATACTGTACCATATCTAGCACCGAGTTCTAAAACTTGTGCGTCTTTTGGTAAATATTTCCTTACCAAAAACTGTTCTTCTTTTTCGTAATCTATATTTGCGGGATTACCTTCGCGGTCAATAAATCTCATGTGTGTTAATTAATTGTTTTAACTTTAAACCCTTCGTATAAACATATTTTCTTTTAAAAACTCGTCGTCTAAAAATGGTGCCATTTCTTCGTATGGCATATTTTTGAATGTACCATCTGGCTGTGGCTTATTTGAAAGTCTAGGGTAACGCCCTTGTACGTTACACACAATCTCAACTAAAATTGGTCCATTTTCGTGTTTAAGATATCCTACATCTTCATCATTTTCTACTTTGTAATATGGTATTTCATACGCATTAGAAATCTTTTCAAAGTTGCAAAATGAAAGATCACTTTGTGGTGTGGTACCAAATTCTCTTTTGAATACATTATTTTGTGTTATTTGTATGGCGCCATAGCCACCATTATTGAAAACGAGAATAGTCACTGGTAAATTATGGTGTTTGAGTGTTTGCAAGTCTTGGATATTGTATTGAAACGAGCCATCGCCGACAATTGTGTACGTTCTTTTACCGTGAAATGCCGCACCCATAGCTGATGCGACTTCGTAACCCATATCTCCGTGACCACTCGTGATGAAACGGTCTCCATTCTTGTATCTGTGCATGTGCCAACCTACACAATATATGGAACCGGATGACATGGTTACAATTGAATTACCACTCTTTTCTTTGAAGAATGTATTCAAGTGGCGATAAGGGCAAACGAGTGGTCCATTCTTATCAGGTAATTCTTCTTCCCACATAGATCTCCATTCTTTATTCTTTTGTATCCATTTTTGGTCCCATTTGACTTTTGGTAATTCTATATCAAAGAAAGTTCTTAGATCCATGTGAAGTTTCATGTCTAGTTGTTTCTTTTCCATAAATTCACTTTTATCTATGTCCAAGTAAACGACCTTCGCCTCTCTCGCAAACAAACCACGATTGTACCCCGTAATATTCTTTGAAAGTCTGGAACCCAAACACAAAATGAGATCTGCGTTTTGGATAGCAAAATTACCCGACCGATTTCCTATGAGACCTGTTTTACCAACGTAATCGTCTCCCAAATCACTCCCGAAGAACGTAACAACATATGGAATGTCATGTTGTTTTATGAATTCTCTAAACTTGTCGCGCGTCTTTGACATGTGTATTCCATTACCTGCGAGTACTATAGGTCTTTTTGATTTTAACCAAAGTTGTGTAAATTCATCGGGTAAACCCTGAATTGTATCGGTTTTTAAATCTAGACGCGTTGGAATCATATCTGGGACTTGCATAGATTGCACATCCACTGGTATAGATAACCATACTGGACCAAGTCTTCCGGTCGTAAGATTTTCATAACATTCTTGAAGAACGCGGTGTGTATCTTTTGGATCCGCGAGTTCTGCTGCGTATTTTGTCATACCCTTTACAGAATCTATGATATCACAATCCGATCCAAAATATCCACGGTGTGTAGCACCACTTGATCTTATGTTATCGTCTCTGTGTACTTGACCACTTATGAAAAACACGGGTACACTATCTTGGTATGCGATCAGACACGGTGTGATCGCATTTGTCGCACCACATCCTGATGTAACACAACATACACTCGGATTGTGTTCATACGAAGACCATCCCAGTGCCGCGTAGCCCGCGGGCTGTTCCCCGTGTGTGTAGGTCACATCAAGCTTTTGACCAAATGAGTCATTGAGGTGCATCGCAAATCCACCCGTCACAGAAAAGCATTTGTTAATGCCCTTTTCTAGTAAGAAATTCGTGACATAATCAGAAACCTTCATCTAACCGATTAAAGAGTAGAAGCTTTAAATTGGTACATGAAGCTTACGTATACAATTCAAGTTTGTAATGAATCTAGGGAGCTTTTTTCGTTGCTTAACTTTTTACAAAAGGTCATAGACGATGAAGATGAGGTCAATGTGGTGGTCGATATAGAACACACGACCGATAAGGTTGAACGCGTTCTTGAACAATTCAAGGAGAGGATAAATATTTTTAAGAGACCATTTGATGATTTTTGTAAAAATTCTCAATTTCACACTGATAATGCAACTGGCGAATATATATTTGGTCTTGACGCAGATGAAATGCCTCAGGAAACACTCATTAAGAATGTAAAGAAAATTATTAATGAGAGTAAAGCCGAGATAATATTCATTCCTAGAATAAATATTCATCCGGGAATAACACAAGATTTTATAGACTTTTATAAACTTAACCTTAATGAGTTTGGGTGGATAAATTGGCCGGATATGCAGGGTCGTATTTACAAAAATGCACCACATATAAAATGGTCAAATGAAGTTCACACTAAATTACATGGTTCTGAAAAAGTAGTTGGACTGCAAGCTGAACCAAGACTGGCTCTTTGGCACATTAAATCGATGGAAAAACAGGTAAGTAGATGGAGACCCAATGGCAAAAGTGGCAATGATACTACATTTTCTTCACCGAGTGATAACAATTTATACGATACTCTCATGTAAAAATCCCCAATCTTCGTTGTTTTCTGTATTCTTAACCATTTCAATTGAGTTAAGTATATTTGCGGAGTTATCTCTTTCGTGTTCTAAGTGATAAATTGGTGGAAAATTGGAAGCTTTTACTTTACCACCCCTCATTATCAATTTATATTGAACCGTTGTATCTGAGTATTGCCTTTTTGTCATGGATTCTTCAAAGCCTCTAATGTTATACCAAGTGTCCTTATGCGCCATTTGGAAGTCTCCGCAACCACATATGATACTTGAAATTGTATGATGGTCTTTTTCAGGAAATTTTTCAATTAATTCTTTGTCAACTTGTAAGAATGGACTCATAAGTTTTACTCTGATTGAATCTACGCCATAAATCAATGGCACCATATCATTCTTAAATGGTATGTTATTAAAGTGTTTATCCAGGTCATCCAATTCTACATCCTTTCTTGTAACAGTTAACATCTCCATTGGCTTTAAATCTGATATGGACATGTCGAGTTCACCTCTAGTTGGTGCAATTATGTCTATATTTGTACTAACTATAATATCACCACTAGCTCTTCTTATTCCAATATTTCTTGAAAGTACTTCACACATGGGTTGACACTTTACATCCTTTGTCAATTCTTTTACTTTACTTGGATTAATCGTTATAACCTTTAGTTTGGAGCGGTCTTTTATGTCTAAGTCGTCTGTTAATATATTTTTACCATCTTCCGTGTTCCAATCAACGTACACGACTTCATCGAATGTTTCTAACATTGAATTAATTGAATAATTCGCTCTCTCATTCAAGTGACCGCCATAATTATCATTTCTACCACATATAACAGCAGATACAATCATTTAAAGAATAAGACGTTTTTATCTTTAAATGCGTAAACTAATAGTTACTACCACTATTAGTGAACCAACCAAAGCTACTCAAATGTTCGCTAAGATGAATGGTTGGGATTTTTTGGTTGTCGGGGACAAGAAAACACCTCACGATAAGTATAAAAACTATAATTATTTGCATCCAGAAGAACAAGAAAAATTGGATAAGCCTCTTTCTGATATGATTGGTTGGAACTGCATTCAACGTCGTAATCTGGGATTTGTGTACGCACTTAAAAATGGATATGATTATATTGCCACTGTTGATGACGATAACATTCCGTTAGACAATTGGGGTGAATTTTTTAAACCACAAAAGATTGATGTATTTTCCACAAAGTTTAAATTTTTTGATCCACTGAGTGTAACAAATTATAATCATCTGTGGCACAGGGGATTTCCACTTCAACACGTTCATAAAAAAAATGAAGTAACGCAAACTAAAAAGTTTTTTGAAAAGTTTGACGTTCAAGCAAATTTATGGAATGGTGATCCAGATATAGACGCTGTATGCAGAATGATATATGCCCCAGAGTGCAAATTTACAAATTCGTGGTACACAACAGACTGCATGACACCTTTTAATAGCCAGAATACAATTCTGTCAAAGGATGCACTCAGACACTATTTTATGTTTGATAAAGTTGGAAGAATGGATGATATCTTTGGTTCTTACATCTTACAGAAGAAGGGTTTTAAAGTTGTATTTGGCCCCCCCACAGTTTATCAGGATAGAAACGAACACGATTTAACGATTGACATGAAGAAGGAATACATTGGATATGAAAATGTTAGAAATATAATCGAAGATGAAAGCTTCATACCATTTGATTCTTATAATAGGTACAGGGAAGTCGTTGAAAATGTATCTATGACTTCATAGGAATCAGAGCAATGCCACTGTCAAGTAAAAAATTCTCCAATTTATATAACATGCTCGAAGAGGAACTTGAAGACCTTAGTCGAAAAAGGTCGGAGCTAGACGAGATCATAGCAGATCTTTACGAGCTTAAACCACTTTTAGAAAAGTGTGAAAATGACACCATTCTAAAAGGGTACGATGCATGTGATACAACCGTTTTGTCTCTTACGGAATGGTATATACGCACCAAACCTTTATTCAA